AGATTACGTCGGCGTTCTTGTATTTCAAAGATACAAAACCGGCGCTAGTGGTTTCAGTTGAAGCATAACGCTTCAGTGAAACCTGGCTGTTTTCAAAGTACGAGTAAAACGTGTTATCCGCAACAATCAAGTTTGGTTGATCGTCTGGCCCTCTGTCCACTAACAACCAGGTCGGAAGCATTAAAGAGCCTTCGATGGTGGTAGCTGATGCGGTTACAGTGTGAGCAGCCGCGCCGTATGATTTGTTTTGCCAGAATGACCAAACAGTCGCATCAATACCACCAACTACGTTGGTGTTGGTATCAGCAACAAGAGCTTGTAAGCCGTTTATTTGGTTAGCTAATGAACCGGATGAATACAAATCACTTGAAAAGTTGTTGTTAAACGTACGAATAGCATTTTTCATGCGAGCCTTCGCCAGCTTGATGATTTGTGCATCACCGCTGTTGATACGCAACTCACGACCGGAGGCGACCACGTTAATTGCAATCTGGCGCCATTGGTATTCAGCCGAACTGATAACGTCTGATTGTGAAATGTTCAACGTATCCCAATCTGAATAACGTTGATAAGTGCCGTTTGCGTTGTAATCAAGGGGAGTGGCAATAGTTAACCCGCCATCTTCTTGTAAGTAATTGCCTTTTTTCATAATGTATTTTAACAATGCATTACGGTTTGAAATGTTATCTTTTATTTCTTTGCGATGTTTACGAAAGGTAGTTGATACCAGTTCCGTAAAAGTAGAACTTGCGCCCATGTCAGGACTCCTTTAAAAGTTAAAAATGAGTTTAATCACTTCCAATTCCAAGGGAGCCTGTCGGGGCCTTTGAATGGTATATGAGCGGCTTTACGCCTCTCGCGGCCTTCTCTGTCAGAGACCTATACGCGATGCTTACATGCTACGTCAAAATATTGTCACTGTCAAGCATCGCGGCTTTTACGTATTACGTTCATCATGGTCTCATCCCAACTTCCAGTTACTTCTGTCGGTTGATGGTTTGATTTGATGGCTTTTACATTGGCACTTTTAGCGCGTTGCGCCTGTTTTGCTGCTTCTGTGTTCTTTTTAGCGGCTTCTTTGCTCTGCGCCTCAGTAGTCTTTGCCATTTCTTTGGCGCGGGTTATCGGATTTGCCCACACTGCCCGCTCGTATGCAGTCTTAAGGTCTAGGCCAGTCTTTAACAATAGCACTACGTCATCAGCTACTAGCTCAAAGTGCTCATTGGCCTTGTCGGTTGCGAATGCTTCAACCTCTTGCGATACCTTGTTGTACTGCTCGGTTCTGATCTGCTCGGCACGTTGGCGCTCTTGTTGCTCCATACGTTCGACACGCTGTTGTAGTTCAACTGTGCGCTGGTCAGGCTGCGCTTGGCCTTCTTCCGGGATTAGCCCCAAGTTTTTACCCAGTGCCAAAAATGCATTCTGTCTTGACTCAAGGCTTCCCTCAGTCAGCACTTGTTGATGGCTAAATAGGTTATGGATGGCTTGCAGTTCATTACCGCCCACGTGCTTGTCAATGGCTGCCCTGAATGGATCAACTACCTTTGCCATTTCCTGAGCAAATTGATTACCCGCTTTATACTGCTCGATGCCATCCAGCATTTGCTTTTCGCGCAGTTCGATGTAATCCTGAGCCTCTTTAGGCACCTTTGCCCAATTTTCATGCTGTTCTTTAGCCCATGACGCTGGGGGTTCCTTTGTTGTTACCTCGGTTTCTTCAACCTCCTCTGTAGCCTCCTCCTCATGTTCTTTAGTATCTTCCTCGGTCGATTCCTCCGCAACAATACCATTATCGTCGTTATCATCGTCGTTACTATCCCATCCCATGTCAGCAGCGATAGAATCCACGCCAGCATCAATATCAAACCCTAATTCGTCACTCATTATAACCTCACTGTTTCAGCGCTAACGCCATTAACCATTTCTGTCTCTAATCGCTCACGTTTTTTTGTGGGCATTTTTTCGAGTTCACTATCGAATGTCTCATCGACTAGCTTGTCGAGTTTTATATCATCATCAGCAACGCGCCTGTCTGCATCTTGCCTTATTCCTGGCTCATATTCAAAACAGCCAGACTGCGCCATATCCTCTCTACGCTGTGATATGTTAGTTATCATCCTGCCGGTTGTCGGTGACTCATACGTGGTATTTGCATCCCAGCGCATGTGAGCAGGGATAACAACAATGGGCGCCGTAATAATCTGCTTCGCTACGCCTCCGCACAGACACTCAACCTCTCTTTGATGCTCAGATATGCGGGTTATACGCTCAAAACTTGACCGACATACGCCGCACTTATACAGATATGTTGGCATTGTTTAAATCCTGATTATGTTGTTGATTATTTAAGTGCATCTCTAACAAGTCCATTTCATGTTGCTGATCTTGTCGGTCGTTTTCTTCTGCTTGTTTCTGATCTTGATTAAAAGTTTCAACACTTAGTTGATGTATAGTTGACTCTGCCTGAATTCTGGCTATCTCTAGCTGTGTTTGTGACTGTAAGTTAGCCTGGAACATAGCTATGCGCTCTTGCGTATCCAGCCTCATTATTTCCAGCTCACGCGCTGCCTGTATCTCAATTTGCTTGTTCTGTTGATCTACCTCAAGCCGCTTTTCATCGAGCGCGTTTTGTGACTGCGCCTTTCTTGCGTCCATCATAATCTGCGCTTGGTGCTCCTGAACTCTGGCTTGGGTCTGGGCTTGGGTTTTTTGTCCGTCCGCCTGGATTTCCATTTGCTTAACTTGTAGCGAGTTGTCCGGAGCTGGTGGCGGTGGAGGCGGTGGCGCGTGCATCTCGTTAATATACTGCTCGATTTCATCGCCGAACTGATAGCGCCTAACAACCGCCAGCATCATTGCCTTGGCTGCCTCGAATGGAAACGCGCCTTCTTGTATTAGTGGGGTTACGCCCTGCAAGTAGCTGCCCAATGCTGTCATTACCTCAGCAATGTTTTTCTGATCTTCTACAGCCTCAGGCACAACGGTTGAGTTAGTCTCAATGTCCACCCGGTAGGTACGCTGCATATCATCTTTAAGTACCCCCAACACCTCAGCCCATTTAGGTTGAGATAGTGTTTGTTGCGCTTGGTCTAGTATTTGCTGTAGTTGTGGAGGGATTTGTGGCGGTTGTGGCTGGCCATCAGGCCCAATTTGTGGTGGTGGGAGCTGCGCTTGCATCTGTTGCGCTGCAGCCATTACTTGTTGAGCCTGTGCTACTTGCTGCTCGGTTGCATAGGGCAGCATTGTCGCTTTTACCCATGTCTCTTCACTAAATTTAGTCGCTGCAACCTCCAACATAATACGCAACATATCTCGACAATAACGCTGTACTTCACCTTGATTTCGCTTAAGACGCATTGTGCCCCATTGGGATTTAATGCCCTGAGCTGTAGCTGTCTCGTTTGCGTTAGTTGCGCCGCGTATGATGTCAGATATGCCGGTAACTTCGTAAATTACCTGTTTACATGCGTCACGGGCAACATACAGCTCCCGCAATACGTTAACCATTTCTTCGATAGGCATAAACCAAATTGCATTGGCGAACCCTTTATCGCTTGCCAGCGCTGCTGACTTATCGGCTGGAATCAGTGTGTTGTCATCGCCACCCATAAGGTTTTCAATGTCAGAGCCAAGTTCTGCGTCATATACTCCTTTGGCTTTGATAGCTTTGACCAGCCTATTAATACGGCGAGTTAGTTCGTTAATCTCTTTCGATTGATTTTCATACACCAGATACGGTGCTGTAACTTCTAAATTATTGGACTTTGCTAGCAATACAATCGGCTTGGGCATTGGATAAAATCCACTTAAATGTAGCGGGTCGTCCTCAACTTTTAGATAGTCATCTTTGAAATGCTTGGATACATAGCGAACTTTGCGCCCGCCGTCTTTGTCCCATATCTGATAGATTGTCGCGGTTTTTCTTCCGCCTTGGTGTTCGTCTTTATGTTCTTGATCTTCGTCCGCTGCTTGTTCTTCGTCACTGAGCGTAAACTTTATTTTGTTTGCTGTTTCTTTTCCGAATAGCCTGATAGCCTCATCTTTATCAATGATTTCTTCAAACGCAATCCACGGCACGCGAGACCACTTTGTAGCATAGCCGAACAGAACCTTGTCCCATTTGATCGAGTCAACACACACCAGTTCAGACTCTTTTTGCAATCCTGGCTCGGCTGCATCCTCAGCCTGATCACCGTCTATTGGCTCCTCGTCGCTGTCCTCCATTTCGCTATCTTGCTCCAGATACTCGCCCACCTCAGCATCGTATTTAATGCGGGTTACGCCTCGGCCTGGGAGCAATGAGTCAATTACAGCGCATAATATGCCCTCGTTAAAAGTCTCGTACCCGTCCAGGTCTGTATCGATCAGGTACGATAACATCCGGTCGCTTGCTTTACATACTGCCAGGCCGATAGGGTCGTCGTCCTTAAATCTACGCTGACAAACAGGGCGCGGTACTGCTGAATATAGAGCCGGTATTAATGTATCGGTGTTTGAGTACAAGATGTTAAACGGGACTTTGTCATTGTCTTTACACTCGTATATGTCAATGATGCGCTGGCCTTCGCGCAAAAAACCTTTATCGCGCTTCTTTGCTTCTTCCAGCTCTTTAAACCAATATTTTATACCGCCGGTCTCTTGTGTTTCGTCAAGCATTAGTTTTCCCTGGCGGCTTTCATCCGCGCGAAGTGTTGTTTTGTTAGTGTGCCCATTTTTATATTAGTCACGCCGTGTTTTATCAGCATCTCGTCAACCGGGGGCAGTGCTGGCTCTGCTCTTGCTTCTTTCCAGACGAGAGATAGATACCTAAAACTATCAGACCCATTAGATGCCCAGTCGTGGTCAGGATCGTTACTAAAAATCTTTTTAACATCGTCGTATTTATGATGATACGACCGCAAAGCCTCAAGTCCATCTCCACAGCGTTTCGCATCAAAGTTGCAGCGCGGGAACGTAGCTCTTGCCGCCTGGATGCCGTCTTGCCTGCTGACGCTGGGCACACGCTTAAATTTGCCAATCCTGCCATCTTTGCCATTGTCAACAAACTGCTGGACAACGGTTTTACCGCCGCTTGCAAGGGTATCGTGCCACGCATCATGCGGTAGCCAATGCGTAGCGTAACGATAGCCTAGCTCTGTAGTTTTGTCGCGTAATAATTGGCAATAAAACGGCACGTCTTTATGATTTGACTCATGATAATCAATCAAATTTATCTCTTGACCGACAATTTGAAAAAACCAAATTGCGGTTGCATCGCTTTTGCCTATGTCGTATGAGCAATGGACTGGATACTGTGGGTCATACGGAACGTCACAAATTTTACCCTGTATTCGCAGTTTTTCTACGCAATCTGCCCATATAGCGCCAATAATTGCAGCCTCAAAGCTGACATAATACTCTTGCAAAAATATCGCCTCGCCAAAATCCGGACCGTACTGGTCATGTAATTCTGCGCGGATCCGCTGGAGCTGGTCGGTATTAAATACAGCTGTATCATCTACGGTACGCGAGTCATAAAACCAGTCGTCGCGATCCTCAGCCATTATGCAAATTTTTTGGAAGTGGTTTTTACCGCGTGGAGTTCCATTAAAACAGGCCCACCCATTATTTTCCTCGAGGATAGGCATTAGATATGCCCAGGATGAAGGATTTGAAATTGAATACTCTGAAAAAACTAGGCCAACTGGCGGCGAGCCGACTAAGCTATTAAAATTGTCAGAGCCGACGAGCTGTATAGTACTGCCATTATGGAATGTTATTTTCATCTCCTGCTGATGCGTTGACTTGCGTATAGCAGGAGGGAATGCCCAATTCATACGCGTATCTGCTTTTACCACATCGCCCACTTTGCGCTCTGTAGTCGCGTCCCACATAGATTTGCGAGCCTGGCCGTACTCCGGGAGCATGTACCAATAGTTGCCCTGTCGCTCATGTGCTGCGATAGCGGACCAGTTTAAAAATGTATCATCTTTGCCTGCTCTGCGGTGCCACTTAGTAACAGCTCTTAAGCCACCGTCGCACAGGTATTTTAGTACCGGAGCTTGGTGAGGTCTGGCCGTCCAGCAATTAGGTAGGTGTATATCCAACTATCCACCGCAGGCGGTAATGATGGAGTCTACTATGTTTAGCACTATGCCTATGATTGATACGATTACTGTGTCCATGATCTGCACCTATGGTTTATGTAAAATGATATTGATGGTTTGGTCTGCGACCATATTAACGTCGGTGGGAGCGTTGCTGACCAGTTTATCTAAA